CTGAATCAAGTCACCAAATATCCATTCGTTATTATATAAGTTTTTACCTCTGAATTTTATTGTTCTCATATTCATTACTGTTCTTGTTTTACGTCAATTGTTTTAAAATCTCTTTCTGTATAACCTCCTTCGCATTAAAGTGAAAGAGTCCCTTTTTCAACCGTCTAACGTTCTGCATTGGCATTTCATTGATGTAGAAGTAAAAGGCTTCATACGGATCACTGAAATTCTTAGCAAGTGCATTATTAGGTTTGTTGTTCATGTATCGTTCGATAGCGACAATCATTCTTCGGGCATAACCGGGAAACATCTTAAATTCTGCCTGCATCTGCTTACAACCGGCAAGGGGGCAACCAACACAGCCATGACGGGAAAGATTATAGGGTGCATCGTAATACTTGGAATATGGTAGTCCATATTTTCGTATATAGTTCCATACATCGGTTTCTGACCAGTTAAGGATCGGGAGAATATGCTTCGCACCTTTCATCCATCTGCGTGTATCGCATTGCTCTGGCTCATACAACGCCCTAGATTGGCTTTCTTCTGCCCTCATTCCCTCGATTGTACGCTGACCGATACCGTATTGCTCCTTCAATTTTTCACAGCAAAAACGCCTCATTCTGCCGGGTAGTCCTTTGCTTTCAACCAACTGAAAGAATGATTTCTTTGGATGAAGTATTTGAACCTATGAATAGTTCTTCTTTATGAAACTGATTGTACCGGGCGGATCAACGGTAGTATTTGCGTAAGAAGCATTATACTTTATGCCGGAACGTTCTGCAAGGTCGAGAATAACAACGCTATCTTTACCACCGGAAAAACCTAAACACATCGGATCGTCACGTTCCATGCTGCGAAGGAAATCTATTGCCTGTTGCTCCTTTTTATCCATTACTATTCTCGTTATTCATTAATTGGTAGTTTCATAAAGCACATCCACATAGTTTTGCCATGCCTTCCGGTGGTGTGACCGAACAACGGCTGCCGTCCGATGGCTTTCAATACTTCTCTAACCGTTATCTGGTCTTCATTCCATTTGAAAATGAGAACGCCGTAATCTTCAAGTACTCGAAAGCATTCATCAATTCCTTTTTTTATCACCCTTGGCCAATCTTCAGGAAGTTTACCGTACTTCTTGGCCAACCAACTATCTTTGCCAGCCTTTAGAAGATGCGGTGGGTCAAATACGACGAGCTTAAACGAACTGTCCGGATATGGCATTTCGGTAAAGTCTGCAATCACATCAGGATGAACTTCCAGCTTGCGGCCGTCACATAAAGTATATTCGGCATCCCGAATGTCTTGAAAGAGAACGTTTGGATTCTTCTTGTCAAACCAAAACATCCGACTTCCGCAACAGGCATCCAATATTATCTTTTTGCTCATATTTATTCTTGTTTTACGCTAATTAATAATTTGATAATGAGATGTACTTACCAGGTAAATTACAGTTTTGAAGAAGTTTATCGCATTCCTTACCGTAAGCAATCAAGACGGACCCACATCCCGGTCGATCCCCCTTTGTACCGTCTGGACGAAGAAAGTAAATACGATCGCAAAGAAATTTGATAGAGGCTGCTCGATTGAAGACGTCTTCAAAGAACATCTTATTATCACATCGAGCATAAAGAAGAGCAATCCCGTTATTATGATCAGCCAATCGACGAACAAAATGCTTAATAATAGGATTTGAATAAGGCGGATTAAGGAATACTCTACCTTCCCAAACCATAGATAAACCGTCTATTTCTTTGGTAAAACATTTGTTAGCCGTATGCCATTCTATAAATGGTGCACATGGATCTAAATCAAACTTACCACCTAAAGCCTCTATAATATATTGGGGAGTATACCATTCTGTTGTAGCGGATTTGCCTCCCTTCTCCGCTGTTTGAAAACTGACATTCATTTCTGTATCTGTTATTAGTTAATCTTATGCTGCTACTTTTCTTAATTCACGTAGTTTCCTGCTGACAGCTTCACAGAGAACCCGTGCCATTGTTACTTCGACTGCATTGCCTATGAATTTCTTCTGGTCGGCTTGTGTGCCAATTAGCATGTAATCTTCCGGGAATCCCATGATAAGCTTTAGTTCAAGTATCTTGAGCATCCGCATCAATATGTCTACAATCTGATAGATGGCCATAAATTCTTTGATATTCTTTGTCATGGGACTATCATCTTCAAAGACTTCAATAAACACATTCCCGTAGGCATCTATCTTCACGAAATCCGGTGGTGGTGTTTCCGAACTAAACACTGTATTTAGACTGACAAGGTAGGGGGGGCGCTTATCCATCCGGGCAATGAGGGTAAAGCATGGGTCGTTCACAGAGCTTCCAGGAGATACAAATTGCGGATTCATCAGGTAGTGCCACTTTCGGTTAGCGGTGATAACTGGTGCAGGTTCTTCTATCCGGCTACCGATATTTCCGAAGTTAGTATTCATTACCCACGGACGACAGCTTACAAGATTGTACTTTGGATTAGATGTCAAGGCTCCTAATGGTTGATTAATTCCAACCGGTTTACTTTGTCCAAACTGCTGATCCATGAAGCGACAGGTAGTTAGTGATAGCCGATCTTTTGTAAGTAAGGTCGGACACGGGGCATTTATATCTTTGCCGGCATCGTTGAAATTGTACGAGCAGAGGAAACGTGGACTCACATAGTTGAATCTGTCCTTTGTCGGCACTGTCGGACATGGTTTGTCTACCTGGCTAACATTGTCACCATTTCCGTAATATGCAGCGAGAAACTTAGCATTAATCAACGAATGGTTATCCTTACACTTGATGGTATGTGCCGGACCATCCACGGGTATATTCTTACTTTCCGGATGTCCGCTGAAATACTTTGAGAGAAAATGACAACCTACTTTTGCAAATCGATTATTAGTAGTAAGTACTCCGCAAGGTTCATCAACTGACTTACAGGTATCTTGAGGGCGGCAAGTATTGTATCTTGAAAGGAAATGCGTTTGCACAACTCCTAATCGTCCCTGACAACTCACAGTCGGACATGGTTCATCTATTCCAGGAGGAATGTGCTTTCCTGTCTTTCCATTGATTGAGTTGTATTTCAGCAGCCATTTATCTTTTCCACCTGCTACAAACTTAATTAAGCCAGCATAGATACGTTCAAGAGTGTTTTCTGATAGTGGTTTCTTCCGGGTAAAGATACTAGTTCCTTCGTCTTCTAAATCCAACACATCTTTTACGGGCTTCCACTTTAATATGCTCCCGAACATATCTTGTTTTCCTTCTTTACAATGGGTAGGTTCCGGGAATACGATAGGTAAGCCTTTCTTACCAAAAACACCAAAGAATCGTTTTCGGCTAGTATATGCTCCGAAGTCGGCAGCGTTCAGAATACGGTGGTCGAAGTTATAACCGTAGGATTTCACGCTGCAAACCCATTTGGTATAGTCTTTTCCTTTTTGCATAGAGAGCGGTTTACCATTTTCATCCATTGGCCCCCATGACATAAATTCTTCGACATTTTCGATCTGAATATAATCAGGGTCGATAGCTTCGATGTAACAAAACAGATGTTCGGCTAGTGTCCGGCTATCTGCATCCCGTGGTTGACCGCCTTTAGCCTTCGAGAAGTTAGTACACTCCAACGATGCCCAGAGAACGACTGAAGCACTAGGATATTGAACCTTACTTTTCTTCAAGTGTTCCACCAGTGGAGAAAGTTCCAGTGTCCGAATGTCTTCTGTAAAGTGTAAAGCTTCCGGATGATTGGCTGCATGGCTGGCGATTGCGTTGGCATCGTGATTCACACAAGCGATTACTTTAGCGCATTGTTCACCATCTATTCGGGCAGATTCAACACCAGTACTTGTTCCTCCGGCTCCACAGAATAGATCGATATATAATAGGTTTATTTCACTCATTCCTTATTTGATTTGAATATTGAGCGTCCCCCAATACCGGGAAGACGCCCGATTATTATTTTCTAAAAAACATATCTCCGCTTATCGACCGTGCCGTATCATCATTTGTCAATCTGATATATCGGAAGAAGTTTTGCTCCGAATGGTGACCGGTTAGTTTCATGATTTCCAGAGTTTTCATGCGTCCCGTCAAATACATGTTCGTTGCTGCTGATCTACGTGCCGTATGGCTGCTTATCAATTCCCATTTCTCACAGGTGGCAGTTTTAAGTCCTCCACCTTTTGTGTAAGAAAAGGTGATTTTATCATTCAGACCTATTTCCCACATTATCAACTTCAAGTACTTATTGAAGTACTGGATGCAAAGCCCTGACGGTATCTGACCATTGTATTTCGCAAAGATTTCCTTCACATAGTCACTTCACGTCAACATTCGTTTTCTTGGTACGTTTTACAATGTATCCGTTTTGTAGGTTGGTTGTTTCAAAAAATCTTCGTATTCAGCTTCCATACGCTCAATCTCCGCCAGACATGCAGGCCACCCGAGGAAGCCACCGATATTTTTATCATCAATATAGACGTGCGCGTATATCTTCTTTCCACCTTCACCGCCGTATTTGGTCAAGTTATCCGGATCGTGGTCGTTGATACGACTGAATGGAATCTGATGTTCAAGAAGCCAGTTGATAGCTTCCAAAAGTCTGTCCCCGGTACGGCAAGTCCATATTATAATCTTATGACCTTGCGAATAGAGTTTTCTCAGCGATTCTCCCGCATACGGTTGTTCTCCGTCAATAGCCGGGTATTTACCCCGGCTAATGGTTCCGTCAAAGTCTACAGCTATAATCATTGCCTGAATTCCGGTTCGTTATCTGATGCCGTATACGGATAAACATCCATAATAGCCGTCTCCGTTACCGCAGGAACCTGATAATCCGCCATTGTTTCCCTCATCGCTTCGTCCAGATTCTTCTTCGCACGGTCGAGGTCGGAAGCCTGAACCAGCACATAAGTGGAAGTACATTTCTCCGCCCCGCTCTTTTCATCAAGAGTGATGAAGACCAGTTTGCACTTGAACCAGCGATCATCCTGTTCGTCATTACTAGGGAACAATTCGCTGTAATTAGCACGTTTAATATCCGATACGGTGAATTCTCCCGATATGAAGGGGGTCATCTCTTCGATGATACGTGCTTCCGCTTCTGTAAAGCTAAGCGCGTCCACCAGATAGGGTTCAGTTACTTTTTTCTGCATTCCGTTATCCATCATCTTTTCGTAACGGATACGGCATTCAAACCATGTGTGCATTGCCATAATTGTAAGTTGTTTAATTGTTGATAAAATGTTATTTAAAATAGATTGAGATCAGTGTACGTCCGGAACGCTTGACAAAGATGACCATCTCTTCTTCATCCGTCACCAGTTCCACAGTTACATTCTCTTTTCCGAGCAGCTTTAAGTCTTCCTTTATACCCCATTCCAACATCTCAAAGTCGAATTTTGAACCGAAAGAGAAAAAACTATTAAATTCTTTCAGTGTGTAATCCGTGATGTCTTTGAGCCACCCCGGCATCCGTTCACGCCGGAGATTGCTCTTATAGATGAATTTCTTCATGATTTAGGGGCTTGATACTTCCAACCGTTCAGCCGAAAACATTCTTTCCGGGCTTCTTCGCGGGTAGAAAATTCCGCTACTTTGTTTCCAGTACTAATATTCCCGGACTTTTCCCATTGGTAAACCGCCCAACGGCTACCTTTGGGTTGATAGGTGTACTCAGGACGGCTGCTCATTTTCTTTCTTGGGTTCCACATAGAAGGTTTCATCTTGTACTATTGTCATCCCACACTTTGATAATTGTTCGGCCACTTCTTCTTTGTCACGGTCGGCAAGAAGGCGGTCTTTCGCCAGTTCTTCACTTACACGGATGTATTCGGGAAGAAATTCCTTCACCAAGTTAGTGACGGACGCCCAGGTAAAACCCTTGATGTTTTTAAGCTTAGGCGTTCCTGTACGGAAACCGAACGTACCATGAGCACTTTCATAACTTTTGCGCCTGGAAAACAATTCTTCACGATGTTCGGTAGCAAATGTCTGCATGATTTCAAAGTTCTTCTCTTTAATGTCCTGCTGTTCTGCCAGTGCATCCGCATATTTATCACGGATGCGGGTGATTTCCATATCCATTTTGCTTTGAATGTTCTGCACTTTGGCGTCAGCCGTTGCAAACTCACTGAAGGCGATTTCCGCCTGTTCCAATGTAATGCCGGAAATAACGACTTTCTTTACTCTTGTCTTTGCCATAATTCTTTTCTTTTAATGGTTCATACTATGATTAATACTTGATATTGAATTTCTCTGAACTTCCCGGTCCTGGAAGGTATTTACGGTCTTCGTCCGTCAGTTCCGAAGGGGCTTTCAACTTCGCAAGGCTGACTTTATCCCGTTCAATGCGTATTCCTGTACTGTTCAATTCTAAAATCAAATCATCCGTTTCCTTCGATTTCTCCGAAGTATCACGTTCTATCAGGATGTTGATGATTTCATCCATACGGGATTCGTCCCGGATGATGCGCTCCTTCAAGCGGGTGATCTCCTGAAGACGAAAGGACATGAGATCACCGGATTCTTTTTGCAGGCGTGCCATGATTACCGTCCTTCCTTATCTAATTCCATTGCCTATGTTTTTAAAATTTAGGACAACCGGACTTGCATCCAATTCGCTTTTACAATAATAGACCTTAGTACCTTTACGATATCCGGTAATGAGTCCTTTATCCGTCCAGGATTTCAAGGTAGTCTTACTACATCCGATATATTCGTACGCCTTCGTCTGAATAAGGAAATCACCCCGGTCGTAGCTTTCCGGCATCTTCTTATAAGCAGAACGTTGGCGACGTTCGAGCAATAAGTCATCCACCAGCCTTTCCAATTTCTCTATTCGCCGGAGCAATGACTCCGTAGAGACTTTAGGCTCCGGACTGGGGGCTGCAATTTTCTGATATTTCTCAATATCCGGAATCAATTCTGCCATTTCAATACGCCCTATGAGGTATTTGGCAGCGTCACGGGCGGCACAATAAACGGATTCATCACGTTCCGCATCCGCCACATCACGCACATACCGCTCAAACACCCATACTTCGCCACGACGATTTGCCAATACATCCGCCTGGATCAGACTTAACTTGTCCCCCTTCTTCCGAAGAATAGCAATCGCTTTACTTATTTCCTGACTTTTTCTCATGATTTCTTGTTTTTAGATTTATTATTTTCGTTGTAGGCAATAGCTTCCAGTTGCTTCTTGAAAGCTTTTAGCTCGGAAAGATACATCTCCGTCACGTTCTTGTGGGAAGCGCTCTTGCTGCGGGCAAACATGTTCAGTTTGGCCTTATTCATCTCAAATTCTTCCTCCGTGTCATTGCTATATCCCTTGTTCAGAAAGGAGATTCCAAAAGACAGTTTGAATATAGCCTTCACTTGCTTCAGTGATTCCGCCTGTTCCCGTTCTTTCTTTTTTATATCGGATTCATTCAGCCGCTCAAGCATCTGCCTTGCCTCATTGAAAGTCAGTTCCTTTGTACTATTGACACGTCCTTCCGTAAAGCGACTGATAAAATCATGACGATCTTCTTCATCAAATCCCTTGCTGCGGAATGTGGCGTGCAACGCTTTCAACTGTCCCGGACTGATAGGCTTACCCTTAGTCATTTTCATTGTTAATCACTTATTACTAAACATTTATCACTAGTCAGATTTCTTCTCCCCAATAAAGTCTGGACTTTTCCGACCAAATATCGAAATGCCCGCGCGGCCCGATGAAACGGCCTTTGGAAAATGCCCTGTATCCTTCTACATAGATTTTCAGTGACGCGTCGAACATCACGCTTTTTGCGCTACGTCCGGTTGGCAGACGCCCGGTGGCATGGCTGATAAAAATCAGCAGCTTGCCACGATGCTTTTCTTTGAACTCAATGTACTGCCGGTAAGTCATCTGCGTGTACTGAAAACTGTCTATCACCACAAAATCAGGCGCTTTCTGACGTTTGATACGCAGGCTTAACTGATCCAACGGCTCCGCGTCCAGAAGCAGGAAGCGTCGGTTTACTTCCTGCATTTGGAAACGCATAAGCGTATTCTGCATCGTAAGGCAGGCACCCTCTTCCAGACTATCATAAGCCACACGCCCGAACCGGCATAAATATTTGCAGAGCTGCATCACGAAAGAAGTTTTTCCGTTACCCGTGTTCCCCCAGATAAACCAGACACCACGACGTTCGGGAGTATTGAAAGCCTCGAACCAGTCACCTTCGAAAGGCAACGTATCAAATTTCATGTTCAGCACTTCCCGAACGCCTTTAGCGTTACGGGCAAACGTGCGGGCTTCATTTACCTTTCCGCTCATGCCTGTTTTCCTCCTTCCAACCGTCTGGCTTCAAGCATGCGCTTACAGGCATGCACCACCCGTTTTACCCGGCGGAGATCATATTCGCCCTGCATCGCTTCACGCATTACACGTTTTATTTCACCCGGGTCAGTCAGACCGTTCGCCTTGCAGATGGCATATATGTCCTGTTCCGTAGCCACGTTCACGTCAAAGAATTTACGACCGATACGGCTGTTTATCTCCTTATAGCCTTTCTTGTTATAACGCAAGCCGTTCTCCAGGCGACGTTTGATATAGTCGGTAGAAAGGAAGACAATGCCGCTTTTACCTTCCAGGCGGTTGTAGATGGAAATGAAGTAGTTGAAAACGGAATCCGTCAGTTTGTCTCCTTCATCAAAAATAAGGATCGGATTTTTCAGGAAAGCAATCATGCTGATAGAGTATTCCAAAATGTCACGCAGATTCGTTCCGTCTACCGGAGCTCCCACCTGCTTGGCTATTTCACGCACGAAATCGCTTTTCTTCATATCCTCCGAACAAAGGATATAAAACACATTGCGATGCGTACGACGATACTCTATGGCAGCCGTTGTCTTTCCACATCCGGCGTCACCGACTACCCAAGTGACGTTACGGTACATTTGGGCGTCGCTCATGGCGAAAGTGAGACGGGTAAAGGTATCGCTTTCGTGCAGCGTCCAGTTTTCAAGGCTATAGCCTATTTGCGTAGCGATACGGATAAACATGTCATCGCTGATATTGGTATACTTGCCATTGGTGATTTGCGAAACGGTGGCGGCACTCACACCGTTAAGACTCTCACTGGCACGGTTCTGGGAAGGATAGTTGCTGCAATATTCCGACAGAGCTTCGCGGATAGCGTCCTTCTCCTGTTTGGTAAGTTCTTTCATTGTCTGATTGGTATTTGATTGATTATTGAATACTGATTTAAAAGTCTTTGTACATATCCGCCCAAGTGAAACCGGACGTTTCTTTGGTAAATTCCCCGACAGACGCGACGCCTCTTTCTTCTTCATCATCCGGTTCGTAGGTTCCCAGTCCGGTGCCTGGCAGATAGTCTACCGGAGCTCTCAACTTGCCATCGGCATATTCTTCACGGTAATCGTCCATTGAATCTTTTGACACTCCTACCGGACGGGGAATAATCAGTCTGGTGTAGGCTTCGCTCATGCTCTCTTCCAACAACAGTTCTTCCGAAGCAATGTGATGGGCAACGCGGGCACGTTCGTTTTCCCGCAGTTGGGTAAACAGGAAGTTGTTATCTTTTTCATCCCGTTCGGCAGTGGCACGGTGAATCTTGACTTTCGGAGTAGCGTCGGTTTCGTAAACCAGTCCGGTAGCGGTAGTCCGCCATAGTTCGATGACCGTCATGTCTTTCGGATCGTAACGGTAACGGAAACTTTCGCCTACATTCTGCATGTGGAAGTTAAGGTCTACCTGTCCGCTTTCGTCATACACCTGGTAGCGATATTCTTTTTTATCTATTTCAAAGCAATAGCCGTCCTTTCCGTATTTCACACTAGTGGTGGAGAATATCTTGAAGAGGTCCGCCACTTCATAGTCTTCCAGTGGTTCCGCATTCGGACTGTTGAGGGAAGTATACATTTCCATGCGGGTCATTCCGGTTTCGGAAGTCGGATGATCCATGGTGTTCCACTCATTGCGGCAGGCTATATATTGTTCTTTCACCTCTTCCAGTGTCGGCAGACGTTCGATATTTACCATGATAAGGTCCACATTGACATGGCTGTTTTCCTTGACGGCCGTAACGTTCTGCCCTGTAAAGTTGTATAGCTTATGAAGTACCTGCTGCTGGAAGCGTCCGAAAGCGCTTTCAATACTTTTCGATTGTCCGTTGTGCGGCATGGTGGTCTTATGCAGGTGGCATATCTTCTTGAAGAATGTCTGGGCACCTTTAGTCTTATGTCCTCCCTGGTTATCCGTCACTATCTCGTATGGCTTGACTTTCCATGTTTCCAGAGCCATGCGGTAGGCGTCATATTGGGTCAGGAAGTTCTCCTGTCCGAATGAATACCCCAAAAACACTTCGGTACAGGCATCCATCACTTCGTATACGTCAATAGTACGGGCTACCATGCGTTTCTGTTTCTTGTCATAGTCCTTGTAGTAAAGATTAAGCTTGGTTCCGTCACCATACCAAAGCGTGTTCGGCATTTCCGGCAACTGGGTGTCAAATAACGGCATGAACTCGTTTTTGAAAGCCACTTCACCATAAACAGAAGCGTACCACCACAGTTTGACGGCGGTCTTATAGAGATAATTCGTCACGGTATTGGGTGATTCAATGCGTTTTAACCCCTTTTCCTCGGCTATCCGGTTATACTCCTCGAATATCTGCATATCAGTATATACAGGGAATTTACTACGTTTGAGTCTTAACAGAAGGCGTCCTTCCTTGGGACCGACCTTACGGGCTACCTGATTGCCTATATTCCCATTAATAAGGGCTACATAACTGCGTTTTTTGTAATCATTGTATTTTTCTATCAGGCGGGCCGCACTTTTCGGAAGAGTGTGTCCGTACCGTTCACGCAAGCTCTCGCAGAGAGCGATAATCGTATCGCGAACCAGCGGCTTATGTTGGTAGCCACTTTGGTTGTGTATACCTTTCAAGTCCATTTCCTTAGCCACCATGGCATTAAGGACCTTGACGTTCAGCATGTATTCCGTCTGCCGTTCGATCGTTATTTTCGGGGTATATGTCCGGAAGAAATTGGCGGCTTTTTCATCACCTTTCAATCGTTCCTTTATGGGG